GATGTCTCGTAAGTTACAAGAAGGAGTGATACAAGGTGTTTGTCAGCTAATGTCTGAGACGGAAGTTCCAGAACTATTTTCCCTGTGGGGAGGTGTTGTGTCAGTAAGTGCGGCTCTTGGTAGGAATTGTTTCATTGACCAGGGGCATTTTACAGTATACCCAAACATCTACGTGGTGCTTGTTGCTGGTTCTGCTCAATGCCGCAAGTCTACCATTATCAATACTATTGAGGATCTCATAAGAGCCCTTGAAACGCCGGTCAACATGTTGTCACAGAAGAGCACACCGGAAGCTTTGATTGGTGCTCTTTCCGGTTCAATAGATGACAAGTCTGCAAAGGTAGTTTCACTAGCAACAGGTGTGGCTGTTGTTGATGAGCTATCGACACTCATTGACAAGAACAGCTTTAACAGTGGCATGATTTCAATTCTCACAAAACTCTATGACTGCAAGGACTTTGACTACCGAACGAGAGGACGCGGACTTGAAACCATCAGAAACCCTTGTCTTACAATTTTTGGTGGCTCGACAATTCATTGGATAAAAGAGAGCATTCCTGTTGTGTCAATTGGTGGCGGCTTCACGGCACGGATAGTGTTTGTTTTCCAGGATGAAAAGAAACAATACGTACCTTGGCCAAAGAGAAACCAGGAGACACTTGAACTCTTCGATGATATTGTCCATGATCTTAACCATATTCATGACCATCTGCGAGGACGCTTTGCAGTTACGAGCGATGCTATTGATCTATATAGCAATGAGTATATAAGCTTTTCTGAGAAGAGCGATCTATTCGCTGATCCTAACATGAGTGGGTATGCTGGCAGGCGGCATGCTATTGTCCTGAAGCTCGCAATGTGCTATAGTGCAAGCATAAAGGACTCACGAGAGATTGACGAAATTGACATGGCGAGAGCCATTACAACACTCGCATCTGCAGAAGAGCGTATGAGGAAGGTATTATCAGCTATCAATAGCCAAGAATGCGGAGATCTATCAGAAGAGCTGGTGAAATTTATCTTCAGGAAGAAACGCGTTTCTCGAACGGACCTTATACGACAATATCGGAATCGTCTTACGGGTCGAGAGCTTGATGTGCTGCTGACTGACCTACTGGATGCTCGATATCTAACGCAAGAAACAGAAAAAGGTGTCCTTGTATACGTGTGGACAGGTGGTAAGTAATAACAACCAATTCATTAAATGAAACGGATGACAGTTAAGAGGAGATAAAATGCATCCCTATAGCGTAAAGCTTATAATCAAATGCAGTAAATGCAAGAAGACGTTAAAGACTCTTTACTGTTATAAACCAGAAATGGTAACATATGTAACACCCTGTGACTGTGAAATAGTAGCAGCAGAAAGAAGAGCAGATGCAATCGATAATCAATTATCCTCATGTCAGCACAGAACCCCTCGTCCACCATTCACTGTGCAGTAAAATAGGGGCAGCCAGCAACAAGCCGACTACCCCTGAGCAACAAAAACCTGAAGTCTTAAAAAGAATCAACGATCTTGAGACGCAACTTGGACCCTTGAGCTTTTCAGATAAACAACACCAAAGCGATATATAACGTCATCACTCTTGCAATTCTTCGTCCGATGTGCTCGTTCTCCAAATTTAATCCAACGCCTCTCAGTCTTGATTCTCCATTTTCTTGCCCGATCTTCTGTGAAATACCCAGCAACCAATCCGTCCAACAAGTGAATCCTACAAGCCCACAGAAGAGGAAATAAACTGGTAGCAATTCTAGCGAACATCTGTTAGAACCTCCATTTTACGTTAAACAAAACCTCATGCTGATCAGGAACCTTCCCAAGTTCACTCCACAGGCCATCATCAAAACCGTACTGATATTCCACGCCAAGAGTAATCTTGTCATCACCAAAGTAAAGGCCACTGAGAGCAGATGCCATTACCTCAGTTTCATCAAAATCCTCGAACTCCTCCTCATCCGCAAGCCCAAGGAAGCCGCCAACATACCACGTGACTGGAACAACAAAGCCTCCGATCTTAAATTCCTGAGCCTCTACCAGATCATACGTGCCATACACGCCACTACTGATGACGTTGTTATCATCACCATATCCTCCGAACAATCCAGCCTCAGTGCGTTCTAACGGCCGAACGCCGACCCGGACTTGCAATACGTCGTTATTGCCCAACACGCCCGCCACAACGCCCGCTAGGGCCGTGTTTTGGCCCAATAACGCCACTATTGCAACTACTACTAATAGCTTCTTCATACTCGTTACTCCTTCGGTAAGTCATAAAACAGGAATGATTTTAGGTCTTGCTGCTCGTACAGCTTTCTAACATCATTGTATGCTTGTTTGCCAGGGATCAGCAGTTCAAGAACAGACGATGCATTGCTGATAGATTTTTTCCTTTCATATTCATCATCTGAAAACGCAGCTTTGTACACACCATCTACCACCTGAAAAGCTGGAATGCTCTCAGGCGGTGTTTCATCATCATGCGGAAAGAGCACAAACTTCAGGATCGATATACCAAGCATTGCTTCCATTGCCTTACCAGCAGCCAGTATACCGCCAAGGCCCTTCAATGCTTGGGCCCTCCCACGAGGCTCCAACACCCTACCTGATGTATCCCTTCCATGTTTCATCCGGTACGCCATCTCAACAACATGCCCACCGTAATAGTTTTGCACCCAAGACTGGAAGAGCATTGCGGCTTTGGCAGCATCCGATCGGTAATGCAAAGGCATGCTGGTTGGAAGATATTCCCACTGCGTCAGACGAACAGCATCGTGAATCATATCCTCCATGTCTTCTTTCTTGACAAGACCCCGTTCCATCTCTTTGTCATAGTTTTTTGTTATAAAGTCTTTTACATCTTTCCCTTCCTTCTGTGCTTCTTTTCGCAGATCGCTTACTACTTTCTTCTCAACATGCTTGTAGTAAGAACTGTTTTTGTCTTTTGATCCCTCGTATCTCCGTAGCCAGTCAGTATAACCGACACGAGCAGACACGTTTACGTTACTTATGTGAGCCATATGGAATAACTTTGAACTCGCACGACCAACCCTGTTTGTAAGAGCCTCGTCATTTTCCGACAGGTAATTTTCCGTCGCTTGATACCAGTTCTTTCCCTTCAACCAGTCACCGAGCGTTACCTCCTCGTCAGTCCCAACATCAACAGATGGCCAAAAGCCATCAGCCTGATGACACTGAGCTGTCCACAAGTCCCTGTAATGGTAAAGATCAGTGAGCAAAATACGTTGCCCAAGGTTTCTAATAGCTGGTTTCAGCCGAAAGCCAAGAGCACTAACATGTGCAAGCTGCCGAAACATCCGAGACGTGGGCTTTACGACACTCAGTATCTCTCTATTAAAGGGCTTAAGAGCGTAGTTCGCAATCTTCAAAGGTGTTACAAATATCTTATCAATCTCTTCATCAATCTCACTAACCTGACGAGCAATATCATACGTCATGTATTTTGCCAGGTCATTGCGAACATCCTTTGGAATTCCACCATCTTTTTCAAGCCTTGTCAGTTCCTCCTTTGCAGCTGTGTACGGATTTGTGAGCAGGGCATCCCTAACATCATACGAAATGAGAGCCTTCATTATCTCATCAACGTTCTTGCTGTAATGAGTTTCAATTTCATCCTTTAGCTTCCTGCGAAACGCCGAGGAGTTCTTAAAGTCCTTCGGCTTATCTGCATACCGTTTTGCCAGCCTCCAAATGTAACCAAATTGTAGAGGATGGCTCTTTTCTTTTCGCCGTCTTTCCAGCTCCTTCTTAGAAACCTTTTTCGTTTTTACAACATCGCCATTGTTATCAATAACATCTTCTACCTCGCTATAGGACGACACGGCGTCAACAGCAGTATCAGACCAGTGGCTGATGTAATTTGTGATGTTCTTTATTTCTGGCAAACCAGCTTTTTTCCTGCCAATATTAGCAACTTCTCTAAGGCCCTGAAGAAGCGTTCGCATGTCATTGAATGTTTCTTGATCTTCCTGTGACCAACTTTCATCAGCCCATTCTCTACTATCAAGGTCATCGTATAGTTGTTGAATAGGCTTCACAGCTCTGTTCGTTAGCCAGCTGTAAAACTTATCGCCTCTAGAGGCTTTTGATCGGTAGAACTTAATAGCCTTGTCTGCAAATGGCTGCAGAGCCTTCGTCATAAGGTCAGCTGATATGCGGGCACTTTCAAGGTCTCTCGTTAGATACTCAATACCTTCCAGCTTGTTCACCATCCACTTCGGAGCAACATGCTTAGCGAGAGCGGCGAGACCTGTCAGTGAGTGAAACTTCTTATCAACAGCTGCCCACTTTTCCTCAAACGTTGCTGGCTTTTCAACTGGTCCTATTGGCTCTGCAGTTTTTTCTTCGGCAGTCTTACCTTCAAGCTCCGCTCGCACATCTTCTGGGGTTGCCTTCAGAACAGCCGACAACTCAGCTCCGGTCTTTTCCTGATACGCTGTTACCTCTTCTTTTGACAACGGATCGACAGCCTTCTTCTCAGGAAAAAACTGTTGCTCTTCTGCAAACTTATCAAAGGCTTTCTTGCTTTTAAGCTTCTTGCTACTTGGAAGTGTTGCCTTAATCTTACCCATGTCATGAACAAGAGCATTAGAAGCTTCCGTCCTGATAGCAGTCATGGCTTCATTGATGCTGTCAAATCGCAGATCAATAGGCTCGTTTCTGTTACTTGTTTCCAACCGCCTGTTAAAAATAACGCCTGGAAAAGCGAAGAAAGGCGTCATAATAGCAGCACCAGTAGCAGCATAAGTCATGCGTTCAATGGCATCATAGAATGTTATCTTTTCGCTGTGTCCCATCTTTGCAATGCCCATCTCTGTTGCTTCTTGCATTACTTCTACAAGAGCTTCAGAGCCAGCAAGCTTAAGGATACTAGTCACATGTTTAGGATTCTTTGCCATCTTCGTCAGGCTTTTCTCAGTAATAGCCTTAGCCATGTAAGCTTTACCGAGCTTATCGTAGCCCTTTGCAAACTTTATAAACTTGCTGAGCTGAAAGAATTCAAGAGCACCAACAGCAGGACCACCAATCCAAGCTTCCAAATCCGCTCGTTCCTGTGAAGCACCATGATCAATGGCGTTCCTTCGTATGTTATCACCCATCATGAGACTGCTTGATACAAAGGCAAGTGGCCCACTAGCACCAAAAGGAACTCCAATAGCTGTTGCTGCAGAAACCGCCATCATATAAGCAGATGTCTGTGCAAACATATCAGACGCTTTATCATACCACTCTCCATCTCTCCCAGGTGCCATTTGCCAGCTTCTAGCATCTTCAGCCAGTACATCTCCCCATTTTCGAAGTGGCGTTGTAAAAGTTTCTATCTCTTCATCCGACATTTGACCAGCTTGCACAGCAGGTCCATATTGCATGGCCATTCCAGCTGGTTGCTCTTGAAGAAGACCCTTTATGATATCAGCTGCAGAACCGAGGGAAGCTCCTACACCTTCCACAGCACGAATAGCATCTTTCTGCCGTTCCTTCCAAAAACCCTGATACACAGGACGTGATGGATCATCAGAATCGATGTCCATTTTTGGATACACAATTGACTGAAGCTCATTTCCAGTATCATCAACAGCAATATTACCATCGGTATCGAGCTTATAGACAAACCATTTAGGCTCACTTTTCGGTCGCCATGTTTCAGTTACTCCAGGAAAAAGGCTAGAGTCTTTATCTTCCGGCGTAAGATCAGTAACATTATAGCCAGCATCGACAAACTTCTGCCTTTGCTCATCCATTGTCAGCTTAGCTTTGACAGCCTTCGATCCGCCCATTTCATACTGCGGAGCAAGACGAGCCCTTAGCTGTGATGGAGATTCAATAACAGCCATCTATTATTTCCTTCCTACATCTGTTGTAACAGCCGGATTATTTACCTTTACATCAGTTGAAGGCTTTCTATTCATTGACTGTTGCTGTTGCTGTGGCTGTGGCTGTTCCGTAATCTTCGGAGCAACAAATTTAGGAGGTCCGAACCACGGATCTTCTGTAACAGGATGAATCCAAGGAGCCTGACTCCATTTATTATACTCTTCTATATTCTTGAACAGCTCAGGATGACCAAGCAGTTCAATACTTGCCCGCTCCTTTAGTGACTGCTGGCCAATAACTTCTTCTTTTCCTTGAAGAACTGTTAACTCTCTAGCACTTTTCAGCTTAGCAGCATCGGAAAGAACCTTGTTCCAGTCTCTATTCGCAGCAAGTCTTTGCTCCGGCGTAGCATCTTTGTTATCGATTATTTTGCTGTGGTTAATAGCTCCTTGAGCAACTGCAGAATGCGATACAGTTCCTGCATATGAATCAATAGTAGGACGATATGTTTGGTTAAAGGCTCTCATTTTGTTGTCAGAAAGTGTCTGCTGCTGCCGGAACTGATCCGAAGCTGCCATTCTCTGTTCTCTGCCAGCAGCTATTTCTGCGGTTTTCTGCCGAATCTCCTGCTGCATAGATGCCATCAGCGTCCGTTGCATGTAGTATTCATTTACCTGCAACGGATCAGTGAGACCATTTAGGAAATCAAGCTTATGCTTCTTAGTTTCTGCCTCATAGCTGGCATTCAAACCAGCAGATCCAAGAACCTTAAGCTCTCGTTCCGTATCATGTATCTCACTGTCTCTCTTTTCATTACCGAGAAGACGATCAATCTGAGCCTGCTGATACTTAAGAGTAGTAGCCTGTGATGCTTCAGACAAAATTACTCGTCTTTCATCAAGTGACAGACCTTTACTCTTCAACCTAAGAGCCGCTTCTGTTTGCTTAGCCTGTATAGCTGCTTGTTTCTTTTCTTCTCTAAAACCAGCAACTTTCAGGGCAAAGCCAAGAACATCTGGTGCCTGTTGAACTGGTACGACTGTAGCCATTTTAAGCTCCTGTTATTATCCCATCATACTCATTGGACCCATGCTAGGATTGTACGCTGTTCCTCCAGCAGTTGCTCCAGACGTTGCTCCACCACCAAAACTCCCAAAATAAGCCCCAAGACCAGCACCGACAGCTTGTGGCAGTATGCCTTGCTGCCCTGGTGTAACAATATTTTCCATTGTTCCGGTCATGGATGTTTGCATTGCTGATTGCAACCATGGGTTGTATTCGGACATCATACGCTGTTCTTCACCACGTAAAGCCGCAAGCATCCTGCTATTTTCCGCAAGCTCCATTTGTCCAAGACCAAGAGCACCGCTGTATGCCATTGTTGGTGCCTGTCCAAGAGCCTGAGCACCAGCCAGTTGCCTACTAGCGGCTGCTTCGCCGCTTTGAAAGGCTTGTTGTCTACCAGTTTGAAGAGCAGTAAACAAACTTGGAGCAACAGATTCACTATAAAAGCTGTTGGCAGCATCTGACATACCTCGACCAGTCAACGATGACGAAAACATGCCAGGAACATTGTAACTCTCCTTTACCATAGGAGCAATCTCATCTCTCCACGTTGCCATCAATGGCGTAGCATAGGTTTCTTTCCACTCCTTACTAATAGCTCCAGCATCAAACGTATACTTTGGCGTACCAGATGCTTGCCTTTGAAGTGCTTGCATGATGGTACCTGTTCCCTGGCCAACCAAGCTTCCGGCACCAGACATTGCTTGTGAATACATGTCACTGGTAGCATACGGAGCATAAGCACTTGGTGTCGCTCCAGTTCCAAGACCTTCTCTTATTGTTGTAGAAAGGTCTTTGAGTAGTTTTTGCTGATCTTTTGATAAAAGAGATGCTTGTCTCGTTTTTTGATCCGAGCCAAAGATCATGCCACCTAGGTCAAATCCCATTTTTAAGACTCCACAAAAGACTTTACTCTATTCGGACCCTGCAGAACAACATACCCACCAACATTTAAGTCTCCGCTGATGTTAACCGTTCCATTGAGTCGCTCATCAATGGCTCTTTGCATTCCAAGCAGACATTCTCTAAGAGAGCCTTGTACGTCATCTGGAATTTCTGGCCATCGAGTTGTGTCAAAAATATCATCAGGCATCGTTTAATCCCTCGGTGTTATTACAGAAACTTCTATTCTGAAGTTCGATCGTAGCTGCAAATCACCATAGCCATTTTGGACAAGCTTAAAACGGATCTTCCTCGAAACGACATCAAGCGGCAAGCGATGCGTTGTCCACTCTTGTTCAAGAGAAACAGGTGAATCCGTTAGCTGCGTAAATGATTCTCCACCGTCTGTCGAATAATAAACAAAAACGTCTGTTCCTTCAAACTGTGAAAGAGCTGTGAACGAAAACCATATGAACCTTCCATGCTCTTCTTCATCTGTAATGACAATGTCTTCCGTTTGATACTCACAGTTTATATCAGAAGAATTATCATAGCCACTCACTTCATCCATCTTATAAACGTATCCATCGTCGGTTATAAAACAGGCCATGTCGTAGTTCTCATCACCGTACTTGTCATCGCAATATGATGTTACAGCGTCACAGTAAAGGTCTTTCCACTCAGTGTCATCGCAATAAGCTGAACCTTTTGTTCTCCTCAGAACTGCAATGTCTCTAACTGTATGAGCAAATTCATAATACTCCCACGGCATACCATCGAGTCCAAGGTTTATGACATAGCCTTTTGAAGGATAGTCATCACCAGATGTCGGAATAAAGAACAGAACCTTTTTCCTGCCAACATCATATCCCGATGATATCCTTGTCTTTTTTTCCATTGATATATCGGCAAATATTCTGTTCTCAACAGTCTGTCCAATCCTCATCATCCCGCCACTTTGATCAAAGGAATAAACTCTTTGATCCGTTCCAAGGAAAAAGTGGGCTCTTGTAATGCCGACAAGTGCTCCAGAAGCTAACAGACCAGCTTCCTGTATAATTGTAGGAATCGAAAAGATTGTTGCTCCGCCGATATATCCACAGCGGCTGATGGATCGATCGCTGTAGATTACCAGGTCTGTCCCAAGTTTCAAAGAACGAACAATCTTCCCAACGGAGTCTGTTAAGGTAGTTGCAAACGATGTTGCACTGGACCAGTCATCAATATCCCCCGTTCCAGCTACTGCCAACGAACGACATCTTGTTGCTGTATCAGTATAACCAATCAGAAAGAGATGATTCCGAAACTCAGCAATGTCTAAGCAGCTTGAAAAAGACGGAAAACCATGAGAAAGTGTTGCAAACTCATCGCTAGTATTTCCCTCAAAATACTTAACAGCATCAACATTGTTAACAACGCAAAGTGCAGAGCCTCCATTGTTACTAAACGCTGTAGCATCCGTTACTATGCCAGAGGAAAATCTATCATCTGCATCCCCAGTCCACGGAACAGGAGTCGTGGCATGTCCTGGTGTTACAATATCCCAGGCATCTGATGTGCTGTTGTACAAATAAGCATTTGTGGTTGTAAAAGCCAACAAGTGCATTGTACCAGTATTGTCAATGTAAGACACCAGCCTGCTGCCAATGCCACTCATAGCATCACCAGTACCGAGCCTGCTATAACCTTGCCGCTTCCGAACCTTTGTACTCTCCACCATCATGTTTTTCATGTATGGCGAATAGTTTCCTTTGAAAGTTGTACTCTCATCATCAAGATTCAAGCCACCAGCTCTTTGGCCTCTGATGTTATACGCAACAGGCAATGTTATTCGCTGTATAGCAGCCATTATGCTGGCATCTCCAAAGCAGTAAGCACCCGAGGAAAACTTGTACCATCTTGCTTTACAAGATAAAGAACATCTTTCCACTGTACCTTAAACGTATGTTCTCCTGCAGCCAAAGAAGTAAACAACCAGTGCATTGATATTAACTTCTCCTGTCCTTCAAGTGCTCCTAAAACATTGTCGTGCATTACCTGTTGCTGTGTACAGTAAGCAGTGTCATCAAGGTCAAATCTTAAACCAAGAATTTCATCATCGTCATAAGATTCAAAAGTTGCAGCAAACATAAGAAGGACATTTCCACCAGTTGTCGTGAGCGTTATTGACATACCAGCCATGTCAGCCCAGTCACCAGTATTGTTAGAAATATCTGTTGCTCCAACTGCTTGTGACTGTTGAGTATCACGCGTCTTGAGAACAGCAATTCCGCTTGTACCACTTGCCGCAAGATAAGTTCCAATTACTGGCAAGCTAATAACTCCAGTTGAGTTAGTAACAAGATGCGTTGTATCAATCTGTCCAAGCCGCACAGCTTCATCAGCCTGCGTACCATTCACGAGGCCAACGAGAGGCTTGCTGTTAGCATTCATTGTTTCTGCAAGATAAACCCTTTGACACGCAACGCCTTCCCAGCCAGTCGAAACGCCAGCAGATGTTCCAACGTATACCTGTATGATGTTACTTGAGCCTGTCAGAACCGCAACTCTACCATTGTCAGCTGTCGCAGTTGTGTCAAGGTTATTACCTTCCGGATCAACAGCTGGCGTAGCACTGTCAAGATACACACGAGCAGAACCTTTTACATGCTGCCCACCGGCATTATCTGTCGATGGCGTCACATGTTCCTTGGTAAAAATCTGCTTTGTGGAACTTTTTACATCTCGAATCTTAGAAGGTACATCACCTATCTTCGTATGGTTAATTGGTAAGCTGACATCCCAATCGTTCTCAGCCATTTATCACATCCATTTCATTAAATGAAACTGTTGTTAGTACCACATCCTGATGTTCCCATAGTCAGAGTGACCAGTTATATCATTCTTAACTGCCACAGCATTGTTAGAAGCAGAAACGGTCGTTCTCTCAGCTTTCATAACTGTTGCTCTGTCAGTCCTGTCAAGGTCAATAATGTCACCGAGTGTACCACCAACCTTTCCATTCATTACATACTGATACCCCATTGCAAGGTTATACCAATACTTGTACTTTTCCAGTTCCTCAACAGAAAAGAACACGAAGGCAGTTACATACTGGGTTACGAAAAGATCTGCAACAGCTATTGGACATTCTGTATCGTCAGTGGTAAACGACTGATCAGTGGCAACGGCAAGCTGCAATGTAAGACCTTCTTCCGCAGGACAGTTCAAGTAAACAGTTGTCTCGCGTCTGAGAGCATACACCGGCCAACCTTTCATGTTGTCATCTTCTTCAACAACATTCTTATTCCACCATGTTTCATCCTTGAAAATAAGAGGCGTTGAACGCTCGCTATCAGCCTCTAGGATAGTACCAGAGATAACATGGCGGAGACCAGTAAGTGACGATATATCAACGCTTGCAGAATCTTCCGTTATTGCGAATTGCTCCTGAAACGACATAGCCTCTTTGAACGGGTGATGGGAAATTGCCACCTGCAATGCTTCATCGCAAAGCTCCTCAATAAGAGAAGCCTTTTCCGTGGCTCTCCCAGTAAAATGTCCAACCATCGATTTGATTTTACTTCTGGTTCTGGCCATTTTAGTATCCCGTAATAATTGACTCAATAGTAGCAGCTGTTGACAGAGCCGTTTCGCAATACAGTTCTTTAATGGGCCCTCGAGGAATTTCAATAATCCCCATTGTGTCAGCTCCAGCAGCATCAAGCAAAACATCAGAGGCCGTCAACAATCCCGTTGCACCAGTTATAGTATCAGCCCAATAAGCTGTACCAGCAACACCTGTAAGAGGATGTTTTGTTATAACTCTTGTTCCCAGTGTTATTGCTCCAGCGATTAGTTTCTGCAATGGACCGTTTACCTGCCTGCCATACAGAATAAACGTTCCAGCCTCATTCGCTGCATCCGTGCCAAAGAAGGCCACTCGAAGATTAGAAACCTGTCCAAGGCGTTTGCTAATATCAAACACTCCACTCGTAGGCCAGGAGGCAAAATCAAAGGTTGTCAAAGCTGAATCGCTCGTAGCTACAGAGCTTCTCAGCTGATGCCAAGCAGTAATTGGGTTTATCTTATAAACTTTACTTGCCATCTTCTCGCTCCTTATGCGACAGTGTTCAGTTTGTAATAATCAGTAGCAGACTTCCACCAGTAAACATCATCGTTCGTAGTGTCAAGAATCCAATCACCAGCAGCCATGCCATCCGGAGCAGCACCAGCCGGCACGCCAGCACAAACCCACATAGCCCTCTTAATGCGATGCTCCTTAGCAGCACCAGCACGACTACTAGCGTTGCTCTCGCCAGCAGGCTGCTGCAAGATGCTGATTGCTCTGCGAAACGCACGCGTCTTGTTCTTTGCTACAGTTGCTGTAGCCATCGTCAAAGCTCCTTATACAGTTTATAATGTGTGAAATTTCATCGCCAGACAACCACCAGCCAACGGGAATGTTTACTTGATACTCATCAAAGGAAGCAACTCCCGGCAGTGGTGCCTTGTATTGCTTAAAAACAGTCTTGGTGTCATTCCTTGCATGTACTTTAGAGCATTCAACTCCTCGATCTTTCATGAAAGCAATAAAGGCTTCTTGATTCTCTACGAGAATCGTATAAAGCCAGTAGGAACTTTCCTTCACAGATGAATAAAAGGGAATAGCTACATGTTGAAGATGAGCAAACTCCTGATCGTAACGACGAGCGTGAGCCTGATGCAGCTCAACTCTACCAACAGACTCATCTATGTTACACAAGCCAATGGCTGCCGCAATATCATTCATCTGATACTTAAACCCTGCCATCGGTGGGTCTTGGTCACATCGCATGCTAGTTGACAACTTTCTATCAAGCCCAAACCACTTGGCTAAGCGGGCAGTTTCGTAGAGTTTGTTTGAACTCATTGTAACTAGCCCGCCGTCGCCAGTTGTTAGGTGTTTAATAGCCTGGAAAGAAAAACAGGTCAAGTGACCAAAAGAGCCGATGTTCTTTTCATCATATCGAGACAACCAAGCCTGAGCCGCATCTTCTATAAGCGTTACTCCGTAGTCATCAGCAATTTCAAGAAGCCTCTTCATGTTACAAGGCATTCCACCCCAATGCACACACATGATTGCCCCAACAGTATCAGGACTTCGCTCTAGCAAATCTTTTACAGACTCTGGGTCAATACTACCCGTACGCGGATCGACATCAGCCCAAAGAATATCAGCACCAACCGCCCTGATAGCAGTGTTTGTCGCCAAACATGTGACAGGCGTAGAGATAACAACATCTCCATGACCGACACCGGCACAGAAAAGTGCAAGCTGCAGGGCACTCGTTCCACTGTTTGTCGCTACTGCATGCTTGCACCCGATGAGCTTTTTACACCTCGATGTGAACTCTTCTACCTTCTCCCCCTCACCAATATAACCAGACATCAACACATCGCCAACAGCCTTTGGTGTATTGCTATTCATCGCAACTTTGAAAAGAGATATCATACCAGCACCTCCTTGTATCGAGCAACAATGTTATCAATATGATATGCCTCAGCTCGTTCCAACAGGTTCGTTGTATAAAACGGCTGCTGATTCTTGAGACGCTTACACTGTATAACGAGGTCTTCGATATTGGTAACGCTGTAAAGCGGAGGAAATTCCTCGTAACTGACTTCAGGATAACCAACAGTTGCTATTCCGAAGCTGGCAGCATTCACAACCTTCAAAGGATTCTTCATCTCAGGCGGCATACCAGTGACAATCTTTGGAAGCCTAAACGTCACCTGCATATCAATGGTCTTGTAAAAGCCAACCACTTCTTCACGAGTTGTGTTAGCATTTAGCAAGAGCCACTTGAAGCTGATACCAACCTTTGAAAGAGCTTCTTTTACATCATTCAATGATAGATCAAAACACTCCTCATAACCGACATACCCAGCAACACATTCATTCTGCCGCCGCCTTGTCTGTTCTCTATCAAAGTTACAATGATGTTCAGGTATCTTCACAACATCATTCACCAACCTTGCATGTAAATAATGTTCTGCAGAATCGCCAATTGCAAGAACTTTTATACCTGGTCTCTTAGCAATCTCTTTCAGAGCCCCATCGTTGTCGATAGGATCAACCCACACCTGCACGCCAGCGTCAATGAACTGGTCAATCTCCATCGGCAAGCACTTCACGCAAACAATGTGCTTTGGCATTCTATCCTGATTAACAGGCACATCACAAAGAGCATCCAATCGGTATGCAATTTGACTGCCACGAATTTTACTGCTCGCCCACTGTTTTACTGTAAAGAAAGCGATATCATGGTTCATAATAAAACCCTTCTTCTTCCTTCTTCAGCACAAGAGAACTTTTCAAGAGGCCATCACAGGCAACTCTGTCTTTGGCCTGCTGTGGATAAATAACAGAGTCATATCCGTGATGTCCAATCAATATTCTAGTATCTATCCAACAGCGTTCCTTGATCTCATGAAAGGCTTCACAAAGATTCACGTCACTGCGAAAGTTGTAAAGGTCTCCATTGGAAGTCTTAATGCAGTTATCGCGAAAGTACGGAGGCTCTAGCTTAAGAAGATACTTCATGTTAATAAGCGTACAGCCAAATGCACATACTCTTACTTGGTACACCTTACCATCAAGGGGAAGGTCAACAGACTGGTACGAGCCATTTTCGGACTTCTGGAAACCAACCTGTTGATAACCTTCCCCTCTTTTACACACCAGACCAGATACCATTGCCTCATCCTTGGACTCCAGTAATAACGGCAAAGTTTCCGGCGGAAACAAATGATCGCCATCCATGAAAAACATATGCGTGCAATTATGTTCTACGGCTCTTTCGACAAGTTGGTTTCGTGCTGTAGCAGCATCAAGACCACGTTTTCCGCAGAAAACTACATCGTACTTTTTAACCCATGAACTAATGCACCACATATGGTTAAAGTAAACAGAGAAATCAATGTCTCTGAAAACATGTGAACAAATTGCAATCTTCAGGTTTTTGTTCTCAGACAAGAAATCACCTCCTTTAGTCCAGGCAGCGAACCTGAACGTAAGCACTAGCGGCAGTTGCTGGCGTTACCTCGGTCAAAGGTTCTGAAAGCTGAACGCAACGAAGGTTTACAATGCCACCAGCTGTACTGCTGATAAGAGAAGTAACAGCTGCTCCCCAGTTTCCACCGGCTGTCGTAGTAGAAATTGCACAACAGCCAGCTTCCTGATTAACCGCCGTTGATAGTGGAAGCATCGAAACCTTAGCAGGCCCTTTTACCTGTATCCAACCATGATCGCCAGTAGCAGCACCACTCGCTGCAATAGCGGTAACAGGAACACCAGCCGGCATTGTTACCAAGCAAGTAGACGGGCCGGTTGCAGCATCAGACGACAAAACGTACTTTGTGGTATCAAGAGCTGAGGACTGCCCGAGTTTCTTCACGCAACAACCAGCAGCCACAAGAGCCGTTGATCCAACATTCTTCACAAAACGATAAACACGTCCATACTTGTCCTCGTACAGCACCCCAAGACCCTCAGTATCAGAGGCCTTTAGGTCTGTCAAAGCACACTCGTTAAACAAAACTTTTCTTGCCATACTTGTTATCTCCTATCATGAAGCATTGTCAATTAGCTTGAATATTCCATTGATCCGTGGCGTCGAGGCTGCGTGGTAATCATACCAGGAGTCATACAAGCAATGTAAGCAACCTGTTCCAGCTGGTTCGGCGTCTGCTTCCAATCCGTCATATCAAACCACAGATTAGGATGATACGGGAATTCAATCCAGTTCATATTAAGCATGAACAAGTGGTAAGTATCAGACGCGAACTTGCCGCTCCAAGAGCATGTTGCCCCCTTGAACGTAAACGCCTCAAAACCGAGGTCAATAGCGGTCTGCGTAAAGCTGCTCTGAACAATCTGTTGCTTATCAGAAGCTTCATCCTCATAAGCCTCAAACATCGCTTGGCTCATAAGAATAAAGTTCGGCGATTCCTGATTGTTCGAGATGCTGTTCCACATGTGACGCATGTCTGTTACAAGGTTCAACGCGAACGGATCATTGGTGGGACCAGCAATGTAAGCGGAAGCACTTTCAGAAGCTCCATCATAAGCAACCCAGTTTCTCCACCAAGCATTTGTCCTGTTCAATCCGCCATTGGATGTTCCAGTTGCTTGCGTGTCACTTGCAGATCCATCGCCAACAGCCGTTTCAGCGACATACAACGGACAGATATCATAGAGACCATTAAACTGCTGGTCACCATCATAATAAGCACCCCACTGCATACTGTAAGTTTCGCTATCATCCACTAGGGCCGAGCGAGCAAGTTCCAACCTACGAGCCAAGTAGCTCTTGATCTTGAACTTACCAGCATTCTTCATGTCATCAACAGTCGTTCTGTTAACGTCAACAAGAAAGTATCGCCAGTTCCACAGGCCCGCAGTATCGGCAGGAACAACATTCTGCTCCAGCACAGCACCCTTGCTGAACCGTTGAGTACTTTTCTGTCCATACCCAATGGTTCTCTCAATATACTCACCACCAACTTGCGGAGTGAAACATCCATATTCCTTTAACGCGAGCCACATGATGTGCGACTCCGTTACATTGTCGATAACGTCAGCACGAATCTCATACCAGGTATTCGTGAAGTCATCGTTCAGTGTTCGTGATAGTGTAGGAAGTGTTGCCATTATGCTCTCCTATTAAGATACTCTGTTTTGTGCTCGTTCAATTCCAGCGTCTAAGATTTCTCGAAATCCCGTTAGTCCTTTCTTATGAACATTAGACTCTTTGGAGTCCTTGTCTCTTTTTTCAACAAGAGGAAGACCTGATGGGCCAACCGGCATGTTAGGATATTCACTTTCAACTTCTCTTGGATTCGGCTGACTTTCAAGAGCCTCAAGCTTAGCAAAACGATAAGCCTTGTCAATCGGCAAACCGGGAGTTTCCTCCATCATCTTTGCAATAGCTTCTTTATGATCGTCAAAATCAGGAAAACGCGTTCGCATCTTGTCAACGCTGTTCTGTGCAATCATCGTTCCCAAGGCATTCTGAGTATCCTTGAGTTCTTTCTGCAACGTCGCATACGAAGCTTCAGTCTTCTGGCTGACAACTTCCGAACTCGCACCAACGTATGTTTCAACAGCATTGGTGAGAACTTCCAACAGCTCCTGGTTCGTAAGATTATCAAAGTCTACCTTCTTGTCAGTCTTCTCAGACTTCTCAATATCCTTCAGGACGGCAGAAAGACTGCTCTTCTTCTCAAGGTCTTCTTTCACGTCTTGAGCCTTCTTGCTTTCACTAGCTTCCTTTTCCGCAAGCTTACCCTGTGCTTCCTGCCGCAACTGTTCGTTTTCTTCCTTGAGCGTCTTCAGCATATTCACCAACTCTACGGTTGCCGGTTGCTCTTCCTTCTTCGATTCTTCCTGAGGCTTTTCCATTTTCGAGTCCATCGTTTTCTTCCTTTGCTTTCGTTAGTTGTTCAATTCTTTTCTTCGTCTGATACTCCCGAACACTCCGTCGGTATTCAGCTCTAATGGCCTTCAAGAGCCTTAATAGTGCTCTCTTACTAAAGTGCTCTCCAACAAATATTACCTTAATTGCTGGTTCTTTCAGGCCGCCAATACCGGAGATATCACATGTAATCTTTGCTTTTTTAGGTTCCATTAGTGAAGCATCCCGATCATTGATCCTGTTTGCTTTTCGAAATCACGCATTTCTTTCTTGCTTTGAAAATTCTTCCCGTGCGGACCGGCATGCTCTAAGAAGATGCCTCCGTTGGGAAGAACGTGTGCATGGATACGGCTGACAAGGCGTTTCATTTTCGCTCCGCATCTGGTGCACTTAGGGATATCATTACAGTTAACAGCATAATAGTCTCGTCTAATAACTTCACAGCTCGGACATTTTAAATCGTAAATGGGCATCTTAAGCACTCCCAGGAATAGTAGGCATCCCACCGCTTGGCGATCTGCCACCCTGGTTAGAACCTGGAGACGGCAACAGCTGCTCAAACGCGGGATCATTTGCAGCATCCATAAGATACTGATAAAGCATCGGCAAGTTTGCACCTGGGAACTGAGCCATTTGCATGAAGACCTGAAAGGCTTCAACCTTCCGTTGTGCCTTAGAAACATTTCTCTTACTGGAAAGCGTAAGATCATAAGCGTAGTCACTGGCAAGCTGTCTTCCAGTAACAGAAGCCCAGCCGTTTTCAACCATCACGTCTCTTGGAGTTGTCCAAAACTTGAATACCAGCTTGTTCTCAAGCCGCAAGGTATCTCGATAAACATCCGAAATCATCTGCATTCTTTTACCAGAACGCCGTTCAGAGCCTTGGTTGACAAACGTCGCTTCTCGAGCAGTTCTCCTAGAGGATGAATCATATTCACCCACTTGGTTCCTGGAAAAACCGATCATGTCTCTAGCATCTGCTCTGTTAGTGTCTGAATGCAGCTGGAAGTTTATAGGATTACCTGTCGGGACAGTTCCAAAAACTTCGTTAATAGACGTGCTCGTTCCAAGTTCAGCCTCTTCACAAGCACCTACATCACCGCTTAGTAACCTCGTCCGAGCCTCTTCCGTAAGAACGCCTTTTCTGACGAGGAATTTAAGAACCGACAATCGTCTTTGCTTTTCCGCTTGCAATGAGATATCAAATTGCGTATGCTGTATTTGTCCCAGATAATATGCGAGCGGTGATGTCCAGAAAGACCTGGGATGCTGAACAAAGGTTCCCGTGACAACTGGCAGCTGACCACAGGCCATCTGTATGGCATCGAAATCGTCTCTAAGAAATTTATCATAGTCATCGGTAACGACCATGATTCTATGGCTAGAGGCATCTCTTATCTCCCAGAACTCTTTGAACAGAGCTTTCTTATTGTTGTAGTCATGCGTTCTTGCTGATTCATATTTCATCCTCTTCGCACCAACTGTCTTATAGCTATTCATGAACTCTTCCATGTTCATGTCAGCCTGCAGCCGAGTAGTATTTTTATACTTCGGATCGCTCTTCATTGCAGAGACTTCTCGTATGAAGCGAAAAGCACACCAAGGAGCACTCTCAATATCAACTGTTCCCCAGGGGACAACAAAATCATGCGGCATCACAGGACGAACCCAAGGCCAGCCTGGCTTTTGCGGACCAAACTCCAGACGCTTTCCCTTCTTATCAAATTGTGTAAGGGTCATGCCCATTGGCTGCTCTCTAGAACCAATGTCATAGTAAGGGTCAAAGCCATACAGGCTATCGTAACCAACCTTAAGTATAAGCCTTCCATACAGATAAGCATTCAACAGCCCACTGTCAACAGCCTTCTTCATCCGCGTTTTTCTTGTCAGCTGAGCGGCCAGTCTTTCAACAATCGGTGCTGTCTTGACGCCATCTCGTGTTTCCGGTGCAACTAAGAACTCCGGATCAGGAACAGAAAGCATCGACATCAGGCTGTCACCATATGAATAAACAAGGTTCGGCCCAATAGCAGTATCACCATTCGGATCATTCATATAGCTATCTTCGAGATCCGCCCAATGACTCTCCCTTCCGAAGGTCTCTCGGAAATGCAGGGCATTGCTGATATCTGACATCCAATCTTCTGGTGTTTTCTTCTTCATCAATCCGCCTATACAACGTGTGCAATAAGTTTCTGCTTAGACGACAACCGATCCTTCATGTTACCAATATCATATGGATAACGGTTAATAGCAATAGACCTGCCAAGCAACTCGTCAACAATGCACTTTCCAGAAAACAAGTTGGCTGCAAGCTGACTTTCTTTCCTCTCTCGAACCTGCCCAAGGGCATCGTTCCAGAATTTAATCTGCATAGAAAGAGCATCAATAACATCGTCATGGCCTCTAGCAGTAGGAAATGCCAACAGTTCTCTTTCAAGGACATCCATATGACTACGAATAAATACAAGCCTATTTGAGAAAAAAGGCTGCAACCCGCGAATCCTATCAGCTTTTGCTGTTCGAGCATTAGGAATTTCCGTAACAGGAAAGAATAGTCGCTGCTTTTTCTGCTGCTGCATAATCCAATACTTGAGAGTCCGCTGGTAGGCAACAGATTCCATCCCGACATCCAATGGGTGATATAGCTTATAATGCTGGAATAACCTGTCAATGGTCTCTCCAGGATTCATTCGTTCTCTATCATATCCGAGGACAAATATTTGCCCTTCTGTCGGATCGACTCCAGTTGTAAGAATAACAGTGTAATCAGGATCACCAGTAGTCTCTCGTTCACTAGCTGCAGGATCAATTGTCGTACAGCACATTAGCTTCGTAATATCTCGTGTTTCAAAATAGCCTATCCAGCTTCTACGAAACACCATATTAGTAGCTGACGTAGGATGGTTCATCATCAATGTGCTGTTTTTACTGCAATATCCTTGTGAAATATAGTTACCAGTTTCTGTCTCTATCCAGTAGACTGTCATTTCACCAAGTAATCTAACAGCAACTACCTCATCCTCATCTTTAATAAACCTTGCACCATACAAAGACTTAATAATAGAAGCATCTTTGGCAGGAGCCATCTGTAACAAAAACCGCCTTCGTTCCTCAAACTTCGTACCAAAAACAAGATCAGCCCTTGGCATATGATGTTTTTCTTTTCCTTGCGTTAAATATTCCTTATACTTAAACCCAAGAGCACCAAGGCATGTTCTCATTCTTGCATAAACAGGACCATTTCTAGTCGTAGTCTGAGAAATAGTCAAATGTCGAGTACAACTGCCTTCACCATCATAGAGTCCAGTAAAGTAAGCTGCCATCTCCTTTTTGTCATCGTCTACGGCATCAATAAACGGATCACACACAAAGTGCATCGTTCTTCTTGTCTTGTCCGCATGCGGCCAAAAACGTTTTTTATCCAATGACCACTGACAAGCAGGAGCGTATTGATATTTTCCTGCCGTTGTATGAGACTTTTGTACAAGCCATTTATGGTCTGGCGTACAACGAACTGTTCTACCAGAGCTCATCAGAAATTCTACAACAGTTGCTACTTTAGAACCTGTTGCTGTCACAAGAGTAGGCTTGGTAACACTTCTTGTTCCTGTTGTTCCAGATGTAAAGCCAACAACTCTGTCACCAGCCTCTATCATTGATATTGGTCTTGCTGACCAATCCGCCATAATAACAGGAGCACCACCTGGAGTACAAAACATATATGGCCCGAGGGATTTTTCTACCTCAGCAAGAACTTCATCGTTAAAGCGTTCCGGCCATGCTGGCAATCCGCCCTCTTCCACAGATGCTGGTTTTCCATCTTTCTCTCTAACAGCACGTGTTATGATATGATAGTTCTTATGGTTCTCCACAACATGGCCGATGAGATCCTCTTCTGCCCATCGTGTTCCAATAATGATAATCTGACCCTTCAATGGGTGAACCAGCAGCGGAACCGTAAGGTTGTGCCAACCAATGGCCTTTTCAATTTCCATAGCAGTCGGTTGCTGCATTTCCACATCCATTGAATCCTTGTCAGGAGCCACAGTGTCATCTTCAATAATAACATCATAATGGCGAGAAACAACCATCGTGCCGGTTCCAGCAGCTTCGAATGTTCCCTCTGGATGCGTTGCCGTTCTCTTTACTTCGAGGACATCATTGGACCACTTACAATCACGAGTTGGTAATATCTCAGGAAATAACAACCTGAAGAGCTTATTCTTCTCAAATATCTGCTTGATAGAACCAAGTTTCTTACAAGCATTACTGTGAGAGTTTTGACAGATAAGAATTCTGACATTCGGGTCACTGATAGCTCGCCAAATAGGAAAGCTAATAGAGCCAATCGTGCTCTTAAACCACGTTCTCGGCATTACAATAATCTTGCGGCTTTTGTTATTATCCTCCAGGTCACGACAAATCTGCAGATGAATCTTTGGCTCCAGATCCGTAAAACCAAGAACGGCTCTTGCAAGAAAGAAAAGAGACTCTTTGCACATCTTCCGCATATGCTGAATCGCTTCTTCATCCAGCAAATCTTTCCCATCCATTTCATTTAATGAATCGGATATAGGCATTAGTCTTCTTTGTCCAGTTTTGTAATTATTCGTTTCATGTTTTTCTCAACGGAAATCCAGCGTTCATCCATTCTTACCAGTGATTCCCGATAGTCCTGCAATGACTTTACATTTTCCTTCAGGCAAATATCTTGCTCTTCGTTCTTTAATGTATTTGCCTTAACATCTCCGCTCATGGCAGACCAGCCCAAAGCAACAGCAACCAACATTGTTCCTACCGTTATTCCAAGCTGTACCCACCACTTATCAAGCTGTCTCGACATATTACCTCTCTCCAGTCATTAGTTTGCATCAATGCCGTTGATTGTCCCAATATTCGCCGCATCAATCCAGTTAACGCTGCCCACGTTGGCCCAGTCGATTCCGTTGATGCTTCCAATGTTTCCCCCTGCCGGAGCCGCCTCGCCACTCAGAATCGCCCACAGGGACACAGGCTGACTCGGCCGAGCCCATGCGAGAGGATCAACGTAGAGTTGGCGGATTTCGGAAACGGTGATAGCTCGGTCATATATAAGCACATAGTGGATGGTACCCTCGAAAGAAGAAGTTCCAGGCACAACTCGATCTGAGCCAACTACCACAGACGTTGGTGCCGACATCGAAACTGCATGTTGTCCCGTTCCAGCAGCAACTCCATCAATGTAGTAGTGAAGCTCACCAGATCCTGTCCCGGTCCTCACCCATCCCAGTTGAGCATACGTGTCCTCTGATACCGTCCCGGTAGAATTTCCAAAATACTCACTGTCGTATCCATAAAGCTGACCATTCTCATTTAGGAGCCAACATGGATCGTATGTGTCAAACGCGAGCAAGCCCACGCCGACTAAGCGGGATGCCGACGTAGCTCCAATAAGCACAGTGTAATCACCTGTACCCAGGGCAGGAAAACTTGAGCTGCTCCCAACAATACGCTGGTCACTAGAACTAAACTCCAAGCCAGCAACTACCCATGTTGGAGGCCCAACCCAGCTATCTAAGATCAGTCTATACCTACTGAAATCAATCAGCCTATCTCCACCCATTCCTTGGATGCCAGGGGCATACGCAGCAACCAGCCCCTGGACCAGCGGGTTGCCAACCGTCTGCACACCGGCGGGAGTTAGCGGCGGCTGAGCGTGAGCACAGATCGCGGCGAACAGCCACAGATACAGAATGAACAAGACTCCAACAAGGGACCACGCTTTAGAATTCAAAGTTAATTCCTCTCTTTTCATCTACAGCATCAGAAGAAATACTCATCGCACAGAGAAATTTCAAAT